TGAAAATGGTAGAGTTTGCCCATAAGCACTATATAGGAAACAGTGACGGTGGTGGCGGTATGCCTTCTCCTGCACCTACAAGATCATCGTCCGCGTCCAAGACGATGAAGAAGGCTGCAGTCAAGAAATCCGTAAAGAATAAATAGAAATAGAAACAAAGGAATCCGGATCACATGCCTAAAATCGTCACCAATACCACACAGATAGATGCCACCCGTCGAGGTCGCGTCCAGTTGACCGGTATGTATGATGGAACCGATGGCCAGGAATCCCAGGTCGTCAAGATCAATACATGGGGTCTTCGTGGTGCGCTTTCTCTTGCATCAAACGGAACTCAGTTGCTCGCCGGTAACGGCAATCCAAGACCGGCATATAACATCGACATCACATCAATCAACTATGCCATCTCTCCTGGTGGCGTCATCAATCTCGCCTGGCAGGGAACCACGAACACTCAGTTCGCGACCCTCATGGGTACCGGTGCGCTAGAAGTTGGTCGTGGCGCAATGATGGAGTTCTCATCCGAGCCTGGCGGCGCTCCAGGTCATACTGGAAATGTCGTTCTCACGACTCTAGGCCTAGGCGCGAATAGCGGCTACACAATATCCATTGACTTTCTGAAAGACCCACGACACTTCAATCAGGGACAGATCGAACGTCCAAAGGATTTCAATATCATTCTACCTACAGGAAACAACGTGTAATGGCAAAAAATTTCAATCTGCTAGAAGACTTCACTGGAGGTTCCGCAATGGACTTCAAGGAAATGATCTACAATCGGCTATCCGATTTGGTCGAAGAGGCACTTAATGAGCGCAAGAAGCATGTTGCCGCCATCTACTTCTCCGAGAAGATCGATGACCAGGAAGAAGACCTACAGGTCCTGAAGCAAGGCGAAGACGAAGAAGACGACGCCGAAGATAAAAAAAAAAGTAAAGACTGAAGATGTAATAGACGAGTCCGCCCGTTCGCAGCGTAACAAACGCAATACGCAGAGATCAGGAAGACTCAAGGTTGTTAAACTCCGAATCCGCGGAGGAAAAGTTCAGAGACGAAAGAAAGTCTCGGCCGTCAAAGGTTATACACTACGAAAAGGCAAGCTTACCCGAATGAAGCCTTCCGAGAGACGCAAGCGAAAGCTGGGTGCTCGAAAAGCGAAGTTCAAAAGAAAGGCAAAACTGAGTCGTACCAGGACAAAACTGAGACGTTCACTGCGCCGTAGAAGATCATTAGGACTCTAGAGAAAGACGAACATGTCAAAGTTGATTACGGAAACAATGGGATTCGATGCCAGCACTCCAGCAATGCAGTGCCTCGCCGAAGACTTGCCCAATGGACAGCGTAAGTACAAGATTCATGGAATCTTTCTTCAGTCCAATCGCCTGAACGGCAACAAGCGCATGTATCCAAAAGACGTAATGGCCGAGGCCGTTCGTCAGTACAATCTGGCCTATGTCATGTCAGGTCGTGCCGTTGGTGAACTGGGTCATCCGGATGGTCCCAAGATCAATCTACATCTTGTGTCACACAAGATCACGGCCCTGAGAGAAGACGGAAATGATTACTGGGGTACCGCCGAGATACTAGATACACCGAACGGAAAGATTGTAAAGGCCTTCATCGATGGTGGGGTCAAGATGGGAACATCTTCTCGCGGTCTGGGTTCCGTCAAAAACGTAAACGGAATGGACCAGGTCCAATCCGACTTCAAGCTTGCCACTGCAGGGGACATTGTGCATGATCCGTCCGCCCCGGACGCGTTCGTGAGAGGAATCATGGAAGGAAGAGAGTTCTACTTTGACGAGAAACTACAGGAATGGATGGAGGGAACGAAGAAGTCCCTGAAGATCATGTCCAAGTCTCAGGTCGAGGCGCGAGCGGCAAATCTGTTCGAAGATTTCCTCTCAAATATCGTAAAACATAAATAATCTTACTCATCTAAAAGGAGCATTTATAAATGACTAAGGACACTAAAAAGCCAACATCCGGTGGACGCTCACTCGCTGAAGCTGCCCGCGCCGTGTTGACTGAAGCACAGAATCTAGGTCCGAAAGTGGCCTACTCCGAGCCTCCTGCAAAACTCAATCCTACAGACGGTCCGGCCCGTGGTGCCATTCAGGACTTGTCGAAGACCGACAATGAAGGTGCAACCGGAACCTCTACATCTCCCGGCGCTCCTACACAGAAGTTGGCACCAGCCGGCTTCATGGGTGCAGTCGATGACCTAGGCGCCTCTTCTACATCCAACGACGAAAAGACGCCAGCCGCAAAGGCCGTGCGCGGTGGTCGTACCGACAAGGTTCCTGGTGGTAAGTATCCAGAACAAGAAAAGTACAATCCAACATCCAAGAAAATCTTTGCCGAAGATGACATCATCGAAGACGACGAAGTTGTTTCGGAAGACGAGTTTGTCGAAGAAGACGAAATCATGGAAGGCGACGACGAAGATGATAAAAAGAATCCCTTCGCCAAAAAGAATGATTCTTCAGATGACGATGATAGCGATTCTGATGACGATGACGACGACGATGATGATCACAAGGAACCTGACGGCGATGAATGCAAGAAGGAAGACCTTATCCCAGAAGAAGTGATCAACGACGCCATCGCAGAAGCAAACATTCCAGATCACATGGCAGCAATGTTCTCTACCGGCGGCAAAGACCTGTCGGAAGAGTTCAAGGTTCGCGCGTCCACGGTATTCGAAGCCGCCGTTCGCGAAGTTGCTGAACTCATGTCAGAAAGATTGAGCGCACACTATGTGTCTGCGCTTTCAGAAGCAATCGACACATACCGTGACGAACTAACCGAACAGGTTGATTCTTATCTCGGCTATGTTGTCGAGCAGTGGGTTGCTGAAAATGAAGTTGCAATCGAGTCGGGGCTCCGTTCCGAATTGACTGAGGACTTCATCCGCGGCTTGCATACTTTGTTTGTCGAAAACCACATTGATGTTCCAGCTGAGAAGGTGGATGTGATTGAGGAACTTTCGGCAAAGATTGATGAACTTGAATCGAAGCTGGACGAAGAGTTCCAAAATAATGTCGCCCTACGGGACGAACTTATTGAGGCCCGCAAGATCGAAGTCTTCAATGATGTAACGCGCGGCATGACCGACGTACAGGTTGACAGACTTTCGAAGCTTGCCGAAGGAATCGCAACGGATGATCCCGATGAATTCCAGGAAAAGCTTCAGACTCTAAAGGAAAGCTATTTGACACCAGGTTCCAGAGCCGTATCTGGCAATCGTAGCGGCCTCGATTCTGTCGAGCCATCTACGACCAAGGATGCCAAGACTGGACAGACGTTGACAGAGGCGGTCGAGACTGAACTCTCACCAAGAATGCAGCGTTATTCTGATACGCTTGGCCGACAGGTGAAGTCACCAACATATACTGGACAATAAACGCATCTAGAGGAATCGGTATTGTTGAAATACCGTGAAATCTAAATACAAGAAAGCACACAAGGAGATTACTAAAATGCTTCCATCTGATAAACTAACAAGCAAGTGGGCCCCAGTTCTCGACCACGACAATCTCGCGCCTATTAAGGACGCCTATAGAAAGGCCGTCACTGCGATTCTTCTTGAAAATCAGGAGGAAGCACAGGCAGAAGATCGTCGTCAACAGGGGTTCCTGTCTGAAGCGGTTGCTACAAACAGCACCGGTGCAGGCATCAACAACTACGATCCAATCCTGATTTCTTTGGTTCGTCGCGCACTTCCTAACCTGATCGCATACGACGTCTGCGGCGTGCAGCCAATGACAGGTCCTACGGGCCTGATCTTTGCAATGCGCTCACGCTACACGTCCAAGACGGGTACAGAAGCACTCTTTAACGAAGCCAACTCTGGTTTCTCGTCCACAAACGCTGGACAGAACACCGCCGGCTTCCAGGCTCAGGTCGGTTCCGATCCTACAGCTAACCTGCTAGACTCCTCTGTCTACACGACCGGCAACGGTATGACGACAGCACAGGCCGAACAGCTTGGCGACGTCGGTCCTAACGCCTTCGCTGAAATGGCATTCTCCATCGACAAGGTCACAGTAACCGCTAAGTCGCGCGCTCTGAAGGCTGAGTACACGATGGAACTTGCTCAGGACCTCAAGGCTATCCATGGTCTGGAAGCTGAGACGGAACTGGCAAACATTCTGTCCACTGAAATCCTTGCTGAAATCAACCGTGAAGTTATCCGCACGATCTATCGTACGGCAACAGTCGGCGCTCAGTATGGCGTTCAGACGAATGGTACATTCAACCTTGACGTAGACTCCAACGGTCGTTGGTCTGTTGAAAAGTTCAAGGGCTTGATCTTCCAGATTGAGCGTGAATGCAACGCCATCGCAAAGGCAACTCGTCGTGGTAAGGGCAACATTCTGATCGTATCTTCAGATGTCGCATCCGCTCTTGCAATGACTGGCCTTCTCTCCTATACACCTAATCTGTCTGCCGACCTGAATGTCGATGACACGGGTTCTACCTTTGCTGGTACGATCCATGGCAAGCTGAAGGTCTACATCGATCCGTACTTCGGTGGTTCTGCTTCGGGTAACGAACTCGTAACCGTTGGCTATAAGGGTACATCTCCTTATGACGCCGGCTTGTTCTACTGCCCTTACGTTCCGCTGCAGATGGTCCGCGCAGTCGATACTGGCACCTTCCAGCCAAAGATCGGCTTCAAGACCCGTTACGGAATGGTTGCAAATCCATTCGCAACGACAAACGGCGACGGCGTAGTTGGTGACCGCAACACTGCTGGTCAGGCAAACATCTACTACCGCATCTTCCGCGTCACGAACTTGATGTAATCGCTGAAGATACTGAAGTTACGGGGGAGGCCACAATCTCCCCCATTTCTTTTCTCTTGTTTTTCAGAAGAATAAATGCTATACTACCCAGACTTTGGCCTAGAGTAGGATCGGACATAAATACTCCGAACCCTATTCTAGGTCTTTTTTACATTTCGGAGAAAACTCTCATGACGTTACGCTATCTGTCCCCCAAGCAGTATCTTGAAGAAGCCAAAGGTTCTGGATATGATGATGAACATGCTCTCGTTCACGTCTGGAATCATACAGCCGGCACGAAGAAGAATGCCGTACATGAAGCCGAGAAGGCGAAGCACGACGAGAAGCATCCTCTGCATTTCAAGAATGTATCACACGAAGGCTTTGTAGGCGGTCACAAGAAAGCGGAACACAAGGCGTCGTATCATCATGAACTTGATCATGCCGCGAAAGCCGTCGAGTCAATGAAGAAGCATCCCACATTCAAGAAGTCCCATGAGGACGGCGACAAGGCACATGTCCAAGGTGCATCACGCGGTGCGCTATCGGATACCTGGCACAAGCACGGCGCAAAGAATGCGACATCCAAAGAAGATGTCCGAATCGGCAAGCATCGCGTGTCCCTCAAGAAGGGCGACTCCCAGCTAATGTCCGCCGAGGCCGCCGAGACAAAGGCGACGTATCATCATGCGACTTCTGAAGCCGTCAAGCATGGTCATATGACTCAAAAAGATGCCGAAGAGGTTCATGGTAAGATTCACAAGGTCGCGAAGCATCTGGAAGACATGAAGCACGCAAAGTCCGACAAGGAAAAGGATCATCACAAAGAATCCGCCCAGAAGCACATCAACGAGATTCATTCCAAGCACAAGCATCTCCTGCGTCATGTCGCACATGAAGCCTCGACTGGTCACGGAAAGTTCGGCGGCGAAGGTCGCGACGGTACCGCTCGTCATTTAGTCACGACGACCAAGCACGGGGAGACGCATGTGCATGACACGAAGACACATAAGGACCCGATTGAAGTCGGAACACCTCGCGTCGCGAAGCCCAAGGGTGACGGACGTCCTGGAAACCTGAAGATAGACTATAAGGTCAAGCACGCGTCGTAATCATGCCATACAGAAATCAACCAGTAAATTCCAATCTGCTGCAGTCGACCAAGTTCATGCTGAACTTCGTGCGCGTACCGGATACGACATTCTTCTGTCAGTCAGTCGCGTTGCCTGGCGTGAACATGTCGGAAACAATGCAGGAGACACCTCTGTCTACTGTGTATCATCCTGGCGATAAAATCCAGTACGATCCACTCACCGTGACGTTTCTTGTGGACGAATACATGAACTCATGGAAGAACATTCATGACTGGATTCGTGGCATGACGAAACCTACCAACTTTCAGGAATTCAGAACGCTCAAGACAACACTCGGAATATATTCCGACGCGACCCTTACCGTTCTCAATGGTTCGAACAATCCAGTGATGCGTTTCGTGTATCGCAATTGCTTTCCGACGAATTTGTCGTCCATCAACTTTTCTGCCACGGACGACGGCGGCCAGACGATCACGGCGGATGCGACTTTCCGGTACGATTTCTTCGATATCATTCCGCTGCATAATCCGTAAAACTTTCCCTTGACAATTGGGAAACCATGTGTTATACTCTTCCCTTAACATGCGTATAACACCACAGGTTTAACATGCTGCAGAATGCTCCTTCATTCACCAGGGATCAGATCGTGTCAATGACACTGGATGACCTGGTCAATTGCTGGTCGGAAGATGTCGCGATTGACTTCACATCGGCATCACTGGACCTACTTGTTCTGGGCATAGGTGTCCTACATGCAAAGTATCTGAAGATCATGGTCATTCACAATGATATCCTACACGAAGCCGAGCGTGCGTTGAAGCGCGCGACGGCTATTCGTGCTGCGTACTACTCAGGCAAGATATCGCGCGAGGAAGAAAAGAAGTACGGCTGGGAACCCTATCAACAGATTCTTACCGGCAAACAGCTTCTCGACACGCTGGACACTGATCCGATCCTGACGGCCGGTCAGGTAAAGGTGTCGAAGCATACCGACATGGTCGAGGCGTGCAAGCTGATCATCAAGGAAGTCGGCAACAGGGGTTATCAGATCAAGTCTGCCATCGACTGGCAAAAGGTACGCGATGGTTTCTCAACCTGATATCTACATCGAGCCAATCAATGCTTCCTATATCAAAATCCATACATCCGAGTCAATCAAACATGAACTCTCTGACTTCTACACCTTCGATCTACCCGGAGCGCAGTTTATGCCTGGAGGACGTTGGAACAAATCCTCTAAGGGCCATTGGGATGGAAAGATACGTCTCTACAGCAAACGAGATTCTTCTCTACCTGGAGGCCTGCTGGAAAATCTCATTGGCACATTCGCAAAGAGCCGGGGTTATTCCACCACTCTCGGCCGGAACCTTTTTCTCCCAAATGCCGTCGGACCGTTTAGCCGAGATAGCCTTCAAAGTTTCATCGATGGACTTAACATCTGCGGCGCTGATGGAAATCGGATTACTCCTAGGCCGGACCAATTGGACGCGATTGAACATTGCATCCGAAAACGCCGCTCACTTGTCCTATCTCCGACTGCGAGTGGGAAAACTCTCATCGGCTACATACTCTTCCAGTACTATCGATCCGAAGATCGTGGTTTTATGGGACTTGTGCTTGTCCCGCGAATTCAACTTGTCGACCAACTCGTTTCTGATTGGTGTGTCTTTTCAAAATCCGCACCTAAAGGGTTTACCCTTACCGAGGAGAATTTTCAACGCATATATGGAGGACGTGAATCACTATCCGTCCATGGACGGGCCGGTGATACATCCAAAAACCGCATCGTTGTTTCTACTTGGCAAAGTATATACAAACTTGACGCCAGCGTCTTCGAGCGGTTTACACATGTACTAGGCGACGAGGCGCACGAATTCAAGGCGAAGTCTCTCTCGCACATCATGAATTCCTGTGTCAATGCATATCATCGTACAGGTCTCACTGGAACACTCGACGGTACCGCAACCAACAAGCTGGTACTGGAAGGACTCTTCGGAGATGCCAAGAAGATCATCTC